GTTAAATTAGTTGGTGGTAAAACATTAATGAATTCTTTTCCTGAAATAAAAAATAAAAAAGTAGAAATAGAAGAAATATTAGATTTAACTTCTAAATTATTAGAAAAAAATAATAATTTTAGATTAAATAATATTAAAAAAGGTGTAACGAGAAACGGAGAATTAGGCTCCACTCTTTATGATATTAACAAAAAATTAGTAGACTTATCAACACCTCTTTTAACAGAAACAGCTATTAATAATATTAAATTAATATCTGAAGAAACCATCGACCCAACAGACAGGGGATGGAAAAACATTATCAAAATGATGATGGATGACGGAATGTTTGAAGTATTCCCGTCAAATGACGATGCTTGGATACAATTTATCCAACCATTTTTAAATATAATTAAAGTAGAAACTAAAAAATTTAAGAAAAATGAGAAATAGTGAAAATATGGACATGACAAAATTTGAATTCCTATTAAGTATGGGAAACAATATTATATGCCAAAGATACTTTATGGTTAGGTCACACATACCCCAATCTTTAAAGTCGGTAGATTTATATGAAGTTATAAAAGAAATTTCTGATGACATTCAAGGTACATTAAAACTAAAAACCACAGATGTTTTAGAAATTTTTCACAGAGAAGATATGTCAAAACTTCCTACAGAATCAAGCTATTTTACGATAAGCTTAAAAAAAGAAAACGAGATAATAATGCAAAGAATATTCCCCTCAAACCTCTATCCCCCAAAGGTGAGGTATTCTGTGGATATTAGACCACAAATTTCTTATTTTCTCCACAGGCTTACTGACGTTTTGTCACGTAAAAAATTAGAAACAATCTACCTAGACCAGGTGATTTAAGAGAGTAAAATGACTATTTATAATAACACAAATATGAGCAACGATATGACAGAAAATTTTGGATATTTAGGATACGTTTTCCAACAGAAACTTTTAAATATAATCATAACAGACAACTCATTTGCACAGTCAATTCTAGACGTTATTAAAGCAAAATATTTTGATAACCAATATTTTAGATTAATAGTACAAATGATAAAAGAATATTATGAGACTTATGAAACTACACCTTCTTTTGATGGGTTAGACCAACTTACTAGGTTAGAGATTAGTTCTGAAATGGCAAGAAAATGTGTTTTTGATATGCTAAAAGAAATTAAAGACGCATCATTTGAAGACCATAACTTTATTAAAGAAAAATCTATAAAATTCTGTAAACAACAAGAACTAAAAAAGGCTATTAAAAAAGTAGAGTCTATTATGGAACAAGGAGATTTTGAAAGTTATGACAAATGTGAAGAATTTATTAGAGATGCAATTCAAATAGGTGAAACTGATTCTAATAGCTTTGAAGTATTTAATGATTTAGAGGAAGTTTTAAGGGAAGATTACCGTCATCCTATCCCTACGGGGTTAAATGGGATAGATAATCTACTTAATGGGGGTCTAGCAAAAGGTGAAATTGGTGTTATACTAGCACCTACAGGAGTAGGAAAAACAACAATATTAACTAGATTCGCGAATACAGCTTATAATTTAGGTTATAATGTTTTACAAATATTTTTTGAAGACAATCCTAAAATCATACAAAGGAAACATTTTACTTGTTGGACAGGTATAGTACCAGACGAACTTAGTAAACATAAAGAGGAAGTATTAAAAAAAGCTAGTGAAATAAAAAAGAATGGTGGTAGATTAGTATTAAAAAAATTACCATCAGACGAACTAAATATATTACAAATAAAACACCAGTTAAGAAAACTTATTTCAGAAGGAATGAAAATTGACATGGTGGTTATTGACTATATAGACTGTGTCCTTCCAGATAGAAAACATAATGATGAATGGAAAGGAGAAGGTTCAGTAATGAGAAAATTTGAAGGTATGTGTCATGAATTAAATTTAGTAGGATGGACAGCTACACAAGGTAATAGGTCCTCTATTTCTTCAGAAGTTGTAACTACAGACCAAATGGGTGGTTCTATAAAGAAAGCTCAAGTGGGGCATGTCATAATTTCAGTCGCTAAAACTCTACAACAAAAAGAAATGGGTCTAGCGACAATAGCACTAACAAAATCCAGATTAGGGCAAGATGGTATTATTTTTGAGAATTGTAAATTTGACAATTCTTTATTAGAAATAGATACCGAACAATCACAAACATTTTTAGGTTTCGAAGAAGACAAAACAGAAAGAAACCGACAAAGAGTATTAGACGCTCTACAAAGAAGAGAGAGAATAGTAAAACAATAAAAATAAAATAAATAATAAAATTAAAATATGGAGATTTCGAATAAAATTTTGTCTGATATTACTGTTTACATGAAGTACGCAAAATATCTACCAGAACTAAACAGAAGAGAAACTTGGGAAGAGTTAGTAACGAGAAATAAAAATATGCACATCAAAAAGTATCCACACTTAAAAGAGGATATTGAGGAGAAGTATAAGTTTGTTTATGATAAGAAGGTATTGCCATCTATGAGGTCTATGCAATTTGGTGGAAAACCAATTGAGATAAGCCCAAATAGAATTTATAATTGTGCATATATGCCAATTGACCATATAGATTCTTTTGCTGAATGTATGTTCTTATTATTAGGAGGTACGGGAGTAGGTTATTCCGTACAAAAACACCACGTAGCTAAATTACCCGTAATTCAAAAACCATACCCAAAAAGAAAACGTAGATTTTTAATCGGTGACTCAATCGAAGGTTGGGCGGACTCGATTAAAGTTCTTATGAAATCATACATGAATGGTGGAGGAAGTAGAGTGGAATTTGATTATTCAGATATTAGACCTAAAGGAGCAAGATTAATCACATCAGGTGGTAAAGCACCAGGCCCACAACCATTAAAGGAGTGTCTGGTTAAAATAGAAGGATTATTAAACGCAAAAGAAAATGGAGAACAACTTACAACAATTGAGGTACATGATATTATATGTTATATCGCAGACGCGGTATTGGCCGGAGGTATTCGTAGAGCAGCTCTTATTAGTTTATTTAGCGCTGATGACGATGCAATGATTGGATGTAAAGCTGGTAACTGGTGGGAACTAAACCCACAACGTGGTAGAGCAAATAACTCAGCTGTATTGATGAGACATAAGATAACTCAAGAATTTTTCTGGGAATTATGGAAAAGAGTTGAACTATCAGGAGCAGGAGAACCAGGAATATATTTCAATAATGATAAAGATTGGGGTACAAATCCTTGTTGTGAGATTGCTTTAAGACCCTATCAGTTCTGTAACTTATGTGAAGTAAATGTTTCAAACATTGAGTCCCAAGAAGATTTAAATATAAGAGTTAAAGCAGCGGCATTTATCGGAACACTTCAGGCAGGATATACAGCTTTTCATTATTTAAGAGATGTGTGGAGAGAGACAACTGAAAAGGATGCTCTTATAGGTGTTTCAATGACAGGTATTGGTTCAGGTAAAGTTCTTAATTATGATATGAAAAAAGCTGCTAGTTTAGTAAAAAGAGAAAATACCAGAGTATCTAAATTACTAGGAATTAATCAAGCAGCAAGAACAACCACGGTTAAACCAGCTGGAACTACTTCATTAACGTTAGGAACATCATCAGGTATTCATGCGTGGCATAATGATTTCTATATTAGAAGATTACGTGTTGGTAAAAATGAAGCGATTTATTCTTATCTTTCACAAAATCATCCAGAATTAGTGGAGGATGAATATTTCAGACCACACGACACAGCAGTAATTAGTATACCACAAAAAGCACCTAAAGGTTCAATAATGAGAACAGAGTCACCATTTGATTTATTAGAAAGAGTTAAAAAAGTAGCTACTGAATGGGTTAACTCTGGACATAGAAAAGGTTCTAACTCTCATAATGTATCTGCAACTATCTCTCTAAAAGAAGGTGAGTGGTTATCAGCAGGTAAATGGATGTGGGAAAATAGAAAATATTATAATGGGTTATCTGTACTACCATATAATGGTGGAACTTATACACAAGCTCCATTTGAAGATATTACCGAAGAAAAATATAATGAAATGATGAAGTCATTAAAAGATGTAAATCTATCTAATGTGGTAGAGTTAGACGATAATACAGATTTATCAGGAGAATTAGCCTGTTCGGGAGGAAGTTGTGAAATTGATGTAGATTTAAAAACTATAGAAAAGGAAGAAGAGCTTGATGAAGCATAGAGTCTCTAAAGAAATTTTGTACCATTTTAGTTGTGGTAATTGTAATAAATGGTGGTCAATAGCTGACTACCATTTATTGTCTATAGACAACAATAAAGATTTAAATTATAATAATGAAATAACATGTCCTCACTGTGGACATAGAGAAAAATTAATAGAAATAAAAAATGATAAGAAATGACGATTGGATAACAGAGTTATACCACCAAGAAGGAAGAAAAGTAGAATTTAATCAAAAAGATTTTTATAAAAGCAAGGAAGGGGCTATGGTAATGACAGAGGATTATCATATTCGGAGAGGTAGTTGTTGTGGTAGTGGATGTAAACATTGTCCATACTGGCCACCACATCAAAAGATGAATAGAGAGTTAAGAGAGGATTTAAAATCAAAAGACCACAGACTTATATAACAATTATATATTTATAATAGATGAAACCATTAATTAAAAAGGTATTAAGAGAATATTGGGAAAAAGAACCAGATAAATGGGATTTGGTAGCTGAGGACCTTAAAGAATGCCTAGAAAATATAATTCAAAAACATAAATCTAATTTTTATGACGACCAGTACGCGGTAATCAGTGCTATAGAGGATATAATGGAGAATATGTTCGCAAAAGTACCACGATAGGTATTTATAATAAAAACCAATTATGCCATCAAAAAGATTTGGAATAGCGTTCCCATTTTCAGATAGTCCAGACGGATTATTTTTGAAAACTACTAAAACACCTTCAGAAGAATTACGTGCTAATTTTATTCATTTAATACTTACTAAAAAAGGTAGTAGATATTTTTTACCTGATTTTGGGACTAGATTAATGGAATATGTTTTCGACCAATTGGATGAACCTACACTCAAGGCTATAGAATCAGAACTACAAGATGCGGTAGATAAGTACCTACCAAACCTACAAATTTTAGGTATACACGTTACCATTTTAAAAGACGCTAACGACGCAGAACTAAATCCAGTAATAAATAGTGATGAAGATGCTAGAGTTTTTAGAGTAGCTGGAACATCTGCTCAGGAACACACAGCTAAAATTAGAATAGAATATACTTTAAAAGATAATGTTTTTCAAACTAAAGACTTTGTAATTATTAATATATAATATGGCACAGAAAAAAATATCATATACGGAAAGAGATTTTTTGGGTCTAAGGAATGAACTTCTAAGACTAACAAATATCTATTATCCCGATTTAATTCAAGACGCGAGTGACGCTTCTATATATTCTTTATTTCTAGATTTAAATGCGGCGGTAGCAGACAATT